CGCCCCAGGCCAGGACATCCGATTCGGCAACCCGCCGAGAACTGACGGGTACCGTGACTATATCGGGACCGTCCTGCATGCCGTCGCCACCGGCTACGGGGTTCCCTATGAGCTGCTGACTGGCGATAACAGCCAGGTGTCGTTTATCTCCGGACGCCTCGGGCGCCTGGAGTTTGGGAAAAACCTCGATTGCTGGCAGTGGAACATGATGATCCCCATGCTCTGCCGTCGGATCGAAACCTGGTGGGTCCAGGCCGCCGAAATCGCAGGTATTCCGAAAAACGCCGAGGGCTGGGCCTGGGCTCCGCCGCCCCGAGCGCTCACCGACCCGACTAGCGAGGTTCCGGCGCTCATTAAATCGGTCCGAGCCGGCCTTCAATCGATGCCCGACGTCCTGCGCGAGCAGGGCTATACCGACCCGCTCGACGTCATCAAGGCCATCAAGGACTGGAACGCCGCCATGGACAAGGACGGCGTCATCCTCGACAGCGATCCGCGCCGCCTCAGCATCAACGGCCAGAGCCAGAACAGCACTACGGCCGAATCCGCTGCGGCACAAAACCAAACGGCAAACTAAAATCCGCTTGTAATTCGGTTTGGCTGTATTAAAATCGAACAAACTTCGGACGGACGCTGACATGCCCGAACAAGTCATCAATCTCCCACGCCAGCAGATGCGGGCGGCGGTACAACCGTCGACGTACAACAGCGAGGCGAGGACGATTGAGGTTGTCGTCTCAACAGGCGCTCGCGTCCTGCGCGGCTGGTTTGAGCGCTACTACGAAGAGTTGGCCATCTCGGCCGACGCCGTCCGAATGGACCGCCTGAATAGCGGCGCTCCCGTGCTCAATACCCACGACAGTTGGGACCTCGGCAGTATTTTGGGCGTCGTCGAACGCGCCTGGCTCGACAAGGGCGAAATCCGCGCCAGCATCCGGTTCAGTGAGCGCGATGACGTCGCACCCTACATCCGCGATGTCGCCTCAGGCGTCATCCGCAACATCAGCGTCGGTTACACGGTTCACCGCTTCGAGCAGGTATCCGGCGGTTCCGACGAAATCCCCGTATACCGCGCCGTCGACTGGGAGCCCTATGAGGTGTCCCTCGTTCCGATCCCGGCTGACGCCGGCGCCGGTGTTCGTAGCGCTGATGCCAGCGCCGGCCCGACCAATCCGTGCATTTTCGTTTCCACCCGCGCCGCTGGCGGCGCTCAGCATGAGGCTATCGCGATGGCTAAGACCACCGACACCGCCGCCACCAACCAAAACGAGGCGGCCACCGATCAGATCCAGGAAACCCGCACCAATCCGGCTCCGGCAGCGCCCAGCGCCCCGGCGCCGACCAATCAAGCCGCCGAGATTCTCAGAGCCTGCCGAGCGGCCGGCCTGGACCTGAAGGCCGCCGAAGATTTTGTGGACCGCGGCCTGGATATCAACGCGGTCCGCGCCGAAATCATCGCCGGCCTGGAAAAACGCCAGACCGAAACCGCCAATACCTCGAGCGTCAACCGCGTCGAGATCACCGGCGACGCCCGCGACAAGCGCATCGAGTCTCAGCGGAATTGGTTGCTCGAAAAGGCCGCCGTGACCGACACCATCACCAAGGCCAAGCTGGGCGACAATTTCACCAGCCAGCATCGCGGTATGTCGTTGGTCGATCTGGCGCGTGAATCGCTCGAGGCCTCCGGCGTCAATACGCGCGGGATGCGGCCTATCGAGATCGCGAGTCGCGCGTTCCAGGTCCGTGCTGGGATGAATACCACCTCCGATTTCGCGGTACTGCTCGAAAGCACTATGCACAAGGTGCTTCTGGGGGCGTTCCGCATTACTGCCGACACCTGGACCCGCTTCTGTGCCATCGGCTCGCTCAGCGACTTCCGTCCGCATAACCGCTACCGCATGGGCACGCTAGGCACCTTGGACGCCCTGAACGAACATGGTGAGTTCAAGCAGAAGCAGATCCCCGATGGCGCTAAGGAGTCGCTGATCGGTTCCACCAAGGGCAACATCATCGGAATCACGCGCGAGGCCATCGTCGACGACGACATGGGCGCCTTCAACAAGCTTGCGATGATGTTCGGCCGTGCCGCCAAGCTGACGGTGGAATCCGATGTTTACGCCCTCCTGGCGCTGAACAGCGAACTTGGCCCGGCACTCAAAGACGGGAAAACGCTTTTCCATGCCGACCACAAAAACATCGGCACAGGCTCGGCGCTCAGCGTTGACGGTCTGGATGCGGACCGCGTCCTGATGGGTTCCCAAACGGACCTGAGCGGTAACGAGTATCTGGACCTGCGCCCTGCGGTTCTGCTGGTTCCGATCGGCCTGGGCGGCAACGCCCGCGTCATCAACGCCGCGACCTATGACCCGGATACCGCGAACAAGCTGCAGAAGCCGAACAAGGTCTCCAGCCTGTTCCGCGACATCGTGGACACCGCCCGCCTGACCGGTACCCGCCGCTATCTGTTCGCCGACCCGAACGAGGCCCCGGTTATCGAGGTTGCGTTCCTGGACGGTCAGCGCGAGCCGCAGCTCGCCGCCGAAGAGGGTTTCGACTACAACGGTGCCCGCTGGCGCGTCCGCTACGAATACGGCGTCGGCGCCGTGGGTTATGAAGGCGCCGTCACCAACGCTGGCGCGTAAGGAGAATCGACATGGCTCGTAATTATTTGCAGGAAGGCGACACGCTGACGCTGGTCGCGCCGTACGACCGAACCGCCGGCCAGGCCGCGAAGATCGGCAGCATCATCGCCATCGCGGCGAATGACGTCCTGAGCGGGGCCGATGGCGAATTCATGACCGAGGGCGTGTTCGAGGTCAACAAAACCTCGGCCCAGGCCTGGACCCAGGGCGTCAAGCTCTACTGGGACGACACCGCCAAGGAATTCACCTCGGTCTCGACCAGTAACACGCTGGCCGGTGTCGCGACTGAGGCGGCGGCCAACCCGTCCTCGACGGGCAAGATCCGCCTGAACGGTTCGTTCTGATGGGCTTTGCCGCGCTGGCTGACGCCATGCTGACTACTGCCACCCGGCAGTTCGGCGTGGACGTCATCTATAAGCGTGGCCCGGATGAATCCCAGATCCGAGGCGTGTTCGACGCGGTTTACGAAAAAGTCGATCCGCGAACCGGGATGACGGTGACGAGTACCAATCCGCTCCTGGGTGTCCGTGCCGCTGATCTCCCCAGTGGCATGGCCATCCAGGGCGACCGCGTAGTGGTGGCCGGCGTTGAGTACCGGGTCAATCAACCGGAACCGGACGGCGAGGGCGGGCTGACGCTCGACCTCCACAAGGTTTGACGTGCACCGGCGTACGGCCATCCGCCTGGCGCTGATGCAGACCCTGGTCGGTGCGAATTTGGTGGTTGGCGAGCGCGTGTTCACGAACCGTAGCCGCCAATTCTGGCCCGAAGAGCTGCCCTGCATCGTGATCTACACGATGAAGGAGCAGACCGAACTGATTTCAGCGCCGAAGTTGTACAAACGGCGTGCGCGGATCGCCATCGAGATCGTCGACAAGGGCGGGACGAACTCAGCCCAGGTCGAGACCGACGCCAGCGATGATGACGCGGTTGATGACCGACTGGATGCGCTCTGTGAGGCAATCGAAATCGCGGTCACCCGCGACGACACGCTGAACGGAACCTGCGAGGACATCGACCTCGTCGAGACCGAAATGAATTTTACCGCCGAGGGCGACGCCGTGATCGGCGCGGCCCGGATGGTCTGGGAGGCGGTCTGGCACGAGTATCTGCCGCCAGACCTGAGCGAAGAGCTTTCGAACTTGAACAGCATCCACGCCGCTTGGGATATCGCCCCGACTGACGGCCAAATCGATGCAGCCGACGACATCACCCTGGAACAGTGAGGTGACCATGAAAACCACGATCAAACCGGCCACGCCCGGCGCGATTGTCCGTCATGCGGACACCATGAAGCCGCTGGCGGCCGAGGGTGAAGCCGTCGAAATCAATAGCTACTGGCAGCGCCGGCTTAACGATGGCTCCGTGGTCATCGCCTCCGCACCCAGCGGCAAGAAAGCGAAGGAGTAAGCGGTCATGGCGATCAGCTTCGATCAGATCCCGTCCGATATCCGCGTCCCGTTCGCCTATGTCGAATTCAGCCCGACGCGCTCCAGTACCTCGGCGACGATCCTGAAATACACTTCGTTGGTGATGGGCCAGATGTTGACCGCAGGTACCGCGACCCCGGATGTTCCGGTTCTGGTGACCAGTGCCGACCAGGCCAAGACGCTTTTTGGTCAGGGCTCGATGCTCCATCACATGGCCCAGGCCTATTTCCAGGACAACAAATACACCGAGACCTGGTTCCTGCCGGTGTCGGATTCCGGGGGCGGCGCTGCGGCCACCGGCCAGCTGACCATTACCGGCCCGGCCACGGCCGCCGGAACCATCTACCTGTACATCGGCGGGCGCCTGACTCAGGTCGCCGTCGCGAACGGTGACACTGCGTCGGCCATCGCGACCGCCGTCGCCGCCGCGCTTACCGCCAATGCCGACCTACCGGTGACCGCTGCCGTTAACGGTACCGACAATTTCAAGGTCGATTTGACGGCGCGCCATAAGGGCACGCTGCCGAACACCATCGACGTCCGCGTCAACTACCAGGACGACGAAGCGCTCCCGTCCGGGGTGGCGATTTCCGTGACCGCCATGTCCGGAGGTAGCGGCGATCCGACGCTGACTACTGCGATCGCCAACATGGGCGACGAGTGGTACAACGTCATCGCGTTCCCCTGGACCGACGCCACCAACCTGACCGCCATCGAGACCGAGCTCCTCGACCGCGCCGGGCCGCTACGCATGATCGACGGCGTGGCCATCGGCGCAAAATCCGGCAATCTGTCGGCGCTCCAGACCCTGGGCGCGAGCCGAAACAGCCAGTACATGAGCATCAGCGGCCTGTACAACTGCCCGACCCCGAGCTACGAGGTCGCCGCCAATAACGCCGGCGTTGCTGCATATTACCTGCCTATCGACCCGGCTCGTCCGCTCCAGACCCTGCCGCTGACCTGGGTCAAGCCGCCGAAGCCGGTCGACCGTTTCACCACGTCCGAGCGCAACACCCTGTTGTACGACGGTATCGCGACGGTGAAGACCGACGCCGGCGGCGTGGTGCGTATCGAAAACCAGATCACGACGTACCAGACGAACGCACTGGGCGCCGATGATGACAGTTACCTCCAGGTCAACAGCGTCGCGACGCTGATGTATCTCCGCTACGACTTCCGGACCTATTTCGCTATCAAATACCCGCGCCACAAATTGGCCAGCGACGCCGCGAACGTCGGTCCCGGCCAGGCCATCATCACGCCCAAGGTCGCCAAGGCGGAATCCATCGCGCTCTTCCGGTCCTGGGAAAGCAAAGGCCTGGTTGAGGACGTGGACCAGTTCAAGGCGGATCTGGTGGTCGAAATCGATGCGGCGAATCCGAATCGCCTGAATTTCCTGCTGCCGCCGAACCTGGTGAACCAGTTCCGCATCCTGGCGGCCCAGATCCAGTTCCGCACGTAAGGGGAAGACTATGGCCATCAATCCGAACCGCCGCGCCGGGATCATCCGATTCAAAGTCGATGGCCAGGTGTACGACGCCAAGGGCAATTTCACCTACAACCTGGGCCACCCGAAGCGCGAGTCGCTCATCGGCTCGTCCGGTGTCCATGGTTTCATGGAGAAACCACAGGTCGCGTTCATCGAGGGCGAAATCACCGACCGCGGCTCATTGAACCTCCAGGCCCTGGTGACCGCCGAGTCCATCACGGCAACCCTCGAGCTTGCCAACGGCAAAACCATCGTCCTGCGCGATGCCCAGTATTCCGCCGAGGGCACGGGCAATACCGACGAGGCCAACATCCAAGTTCGATTTGAAGGCGTTTCAGCCGAGGAAATCTCCTGATGGAAGACAAAGTCACGGTCAAGCTTACCCATCCGGTCAAGTTCGGCGAACAGGAAACGGTCACCGAGATCACGATCAATCAGCTGCTCGGCGAGCACATGATGGTACTGAACGCAGGGTCTGAGCCGACGATTGGTCAGCTTCTGGAGATGGCCTGTAAAGCCAACGCGGACGGATACCCGATGGTTGTTTTCAAGAAGCTGCGGGCGGTTGACGTCCTCAAGGTCGTCAAGGCGGTCGGCGATTTTTTGGGCGATGGCCAGACGACTGGCGACAGTGTTTCGGGATCCTAGCCAGCACGCGGACGTTCGGGATATCCCCCCGCGAGCTGAAGGAGTTCTCAGCCGATGATCTGACGTTCTGGATTGAGCGAGCCCGGGAAATAGCGAGTCACGAATGAGTAATCTGAGTTCGCTGAAAATCGTCATTGAGGCCATCGACCGGGCTACCGCCCCACTTCGTTCTATCCAGTCCCGCATCAACGCCTCCATGGCGCCCGTTCAACAGCTCGGGCGCTCATTCTCCGCGCTCGGCGATGCCTCCGGCCTGTTCAAAGTCACCAGCGCCCTGGGCCAGGTTCAAACCAGTCTCGGAAGCGCGACCCGTGAAGCGGGGGCGCTCGTCCTGAAAATCGGGGCCATAGGAACGGCGCTTGGCTATGTGTTCAAGCGCCAGTTCATCGATCCCGCCGCCCAATTCGAGCAGCTTGGTATTCAGCTCGAAGCCATCGAGGGCTCGGCAGATGCCGGTAAAAAGGCGTTCGATTGGATCGACAAGTTCTCGCGGAAAACTCCGCAGGGGATCATGGACGTCACTCAGGCGTTCGTGCAGATGCGCGCCATGGGCATGGACCCAACGAATGGATCGCTTCAGGCCATCACCGACCAAACCGCCAAGCTCGGTGGGTCCACGGAGACGTTCAACGCCATCGTCCTTCAGCTCGGCCAAGCCTGGGGGCGCAATAAGCTACTCGCCGAAGACACAAAGCCGTTGTTGCAGCGCGGCGTCCCCGTTTTCGAGTTACTGAGCCGAGCCACCGGAAAGAGCGTTGCCGTTCTACAACAAATGCAATCAAAAGGGCTGCTCGGACAGACAGCCATTAAAAAGCTATGGGAGCAAATGGGGAAGGAAAGCGCCGGCGCCGCTGAAAAGATGAGTAAGGCATGGGACGGCCTCACCTCCAATCTAAAGGATATGTGGGTCCGGTTTGGCGCCATGGTGATGTCGACGGGGCCGTTTCAGTTCATGAAGGATAAAATGGCCGGTTTGTTGGACCAGTTCAACAAAATGTATGACGACGGGCGCATGAAGAAATTCGCCGAGGATATGGGCGGGCGCCTCGTCCGCGCCATGCAACGAACCTGGGATTTCTCCAAACGCCTGGCCGCCGGGATGTCCTCGCTCTGGGAACAAATGGAGCCTGTTCGTCGGGCGGTTGGCGCTATTGTCGATGCGCTGGGCCCGGCGAACGCTGCGCTTCTGGCTTTCTCGCTGACCATTGGCAGCAAGCTCACTATGGCGCTCCTCGACGTTGCCGTGGCGTTCAAGCTGCTCGGGGCGTCATTGGTGACAACGCCGTTTTTGGTGGTGCTCGGCGGCATCGCCGCTGCCGGATATCTCGTTTACAAATATTGGAAGCCGATCAAGGCCGTTCTTGATGGTGTTTGGGATGGTTTCGCCGCTGGGCTGAAATCGGTCGCTGTGGCCTTCAAGCCGGTCACTGATGCCATGGGTGGAACCGATGGCATCTTGTCTGCATTGACCGAACAGGT